AGAATAAGCGCTCCATGTTGTTCCTTGCTCTACCCAATTATTTACTGCAAGGTTTCCGTTCACATACATTCTAAACCCGTCATCTGTATATCCTGCAAACTTAGTAGAAGTCCAATGTGATGGCACAGTAATTTTTCCAGTAAATTTAACAATAACATCATAGTATCTATTACCACATACTGGAAGATTCATAGAGCCAGAATTCCAAACGCCAGTACATATTACAGAACCAGGCACTGCTACGTGCTGTCCATTAACATAACCATCTCTTAATAATTCATATACAGTATATTGAAGTCCTGCTGATCCAGCATTATTGACTGCATTTTCTGCATTGGTTTTATTTGTAAGAGCAGTAGCAACAACGGTTTCCTGATTATTAACTGCGTTTGTTGCAGAAGTTAATGCTGACTGTGTAACATTATATTCTGATTGTGCGGTAGAAACAACAGACTGTTGGTTTGTTATTGCAGTAGTCAGAGACGATATGGATGTATTTAAAGAATCAACCTCTGACTTAATATTATTTACTACTGTAGACTGGCTATTTATTGATCCATCTAAGGCGGATATAGAAGATTCAAGACTTGTTATGGCAGATTTTGTTCCAGATATGAGCTCTTGTTTATTTTTGATCTGCTCTATAACTACGACTATTTCAGCCTTTTTAGCATCTAATTTTTCTTTTTCAGATACTAGAGTAGACTTTATTGACTCTATTAGATCAAGTTTTTCTTTTAATTCCGCTTCTTTTTCATTGTATTTTGTTAATGCTTCTTCAAGAGTTGATTTAGCCTCTTCAAGTTCTGATGTAGATAATTCTAATTCTGCTTTTGATTGCTCAAGCTCTTTTTCTGACTTTGCTAATAGTTCCTTGTTTTTCTTATCAGTCTCAATAGCAGAATCTAATTGATTTTTTAAATTATTTGATTTGTTTATTGCGCTTTGAATATTTGATATGGCCGACTTAATATCATCTGTTACTGGGTCCAGGCCTGCTAATTGTGATTGTATTCTATCTAATTGTGCATTAGCATCTGCTGCATATATACCAAAAAATGAAGTTGTTATTACTAGCCCCGAAACAATTAATATTCTAAATAACTTACGAATAGATTTCATAAGGGCTACCTGCCTAATTATATCATTATTTAGTTTTATGTAATAAAAAAGGGGGCAAGTTTCCCTGCCCCCAGTTTTATAAGTTGCTTACTTTAGCTTTTTTGCAATTGCATTGATTGTCTTTTGCATTGCAGCAATTTGCTTTGTAATCTTTACGACTTCAAGAGCAAGATTGTTAACTGCAGCAAGTGCATCTTGTGCAGCCTTAGCAGCCTCAGCGGAAGCAAGAGCAGCTTTATCTGCAGCCTCTTGAGCAGAAGTTGCAGCCTGTGCAGCAGCAAGGGCCTCATCAGAAGCCTGTCGTGCTGGATTGAAGACTGTAGCAGAATCTGTAATAAGTACACGACCTGCTTCTGCAATAGAGACTCCACCAGTAGCAGAAATGACAACATTGACTTCAGCAGTAGGCATAAATACCTTAAATACCTTAGTGGCAGTTGTTGTATCTGTAGTTACTGAAACAACGTTAATTGCATCGCTAGCAGTACCGAATGCGTATGATGTAGAAATACCACCACTAGCAAATAAATTAGCGAATGTCTGTCCAACCAATGGAAGACCAGCAGCATCTGTTACTGATACAGTAATTGTTGCTGCCTCACCTGGGGTGTACTGATCCTTATCAAAGGTAATCGCTACCTTAGCAGCAGCACCTTCAACACGAACAGAGGCGGTATCTGCAATAGATCCAGAGTAAACTCCCACCTTTGCATTACCAGTTCGAACACCAGTAAGGTTAAACTTTGCTACACCATCAACAATAGTTGCAGAAGTAGCAGAGTTGCTTACTACCCCGACAGTATCAGATGTGGCATATAGGGTACCATTGCCCACAATAACATTATTTGCATCGTATGCAACTGCTGTAATTGCATCAGCGTTTGAGCCAACTGCAAGAACAGGCTTAGCAACAGTTGTAACAATCTTAGCAATATCGCCATAGAATGTTACCTTTTCTGTAGCAAGAACAACATTTGATGCAGATGTAATCGTTACGGTTCCTACCCCTGCTGTTCCATCTGCAAATACACCAATATAGTGTCCTGCAGGAACAACTGCTGCTCTAACAGAACCAGAAATTGTTGTATGATTTGATCCGTGTCCAATAAGACCTGGACCTGCTACTGTTACAGTAAGAGACTCTGCAACCGATGTACCAGCAGCATTCTTTTGAGTTACAACAATAACTGCTGCTGCATCTGATGATACTGTCTTTGAAGCAAAGACGGATGCATCTGCAGTTGCAGAAATTGTCTCACCCTTATTAATAATAGATGTAGATGTTGCTACAGATGCCTTTACATCTGCTGCATTTACAGTAACTGTCCAAACGAGTGGCGATGCTGTAACTCTTCCACCAGTACTCTTGAGAACTGGATAAAAATTAACAACATATGCACCAGCAACAGATGGAGCAACCAAAGTTGCATTAAATTTAGCAGTTACTTGTGATGCAGAATTAGTTGTAGAACTAACATCTGCAGAAGTATTCCCAGCACCAAGAGTAACTACTGCGCTTGTAGTTTCAGCAACTGCAAGTGTGGCAGACTTACCAGCACCAACAGGCTGACTTGATACTAGAGATAACACAGAAACTGTATCTCCTGCATTTTCTGCAATAAATGTCAAAGTCAAAACAGCAGTTGCTGTCTCGCCAGCTGTGATGGTATCAGCCACCGCATCAATAGCAAAACTATCAGCAAGAACTGCCGCACTAGACGGCGTTGCAGAAAATGTGCTAAATGTCAAGGCTGCAGCCAAGATAGTAGCAAATTTCTTAAATGAATTCATTTTTCTCCTTGTTTGTTATATTAGATTTAATTTATCCAAGTAATCCCTAACATCGTTAGGCATTTCCTTAGTTTCTAATTCTACCATATTGTCTTTTTTCCTGTCAATTCGTGATGAGGACCAGGTATGAACATCTATTTCTATATTAGAATCTCTATTGGTATGAGATATTGCTCCAAATACCGCCCCACATACAGCATCTGCCAAATCTTTAGACTTTTTTCTAGGGTGATCCACACGATTTCCTTTCATTATTTTAAGCTCTGAAAGTTCTTCTAATAATAATGGAATCATAGGCATAGCCAATCTTTCCTCGTATATCATCATTGCTAAATCTTCATAATGTTTTTTTGCAACAGAAACAGTATCAGTTCTCATTCCAACTGCTTTTAACTCTTGTTGGATATCAAAAGACTGCCATCTATCAAATGTAACCATTGATATATTAAATCCCTCCCTACGGAGATTTTGTATCCATTGCTTTACTTCAGATAGATTTACTGGACCTTCTACTTTTGGTTCCCACCAAGCAACTGCATCAACAATAACAATTGGCGCAACCTGTTCGTAATCTTTAATTACTTGAATGTTTACCCATCGTTCAACATGTGCGATAGCAACTGCACATTTGTCATGTTTTTGTGCAAGGTCTGCATGTACATAATAAACTTTATCTGGATCTGGTTTAAAGCTTGGGTCAAACCTCCTGTGATTATCAAGTGGGTTTCTTAGTGTCATGCATTTTTCTAACTTATCTTTTTGTTTAAAAAATGCATCCGAGGAAAATGTAGGAGTACAAAGGAAACGCATCATGGCATCTCCTGGATCTGTTAAAAATGATATTTTGAAATCTTCTATTTTGCGAGTCGGATTAACTTCCCATGTCGGACGCTTTAGTGCAAACATTCTAGGGTATTTATATGATTTAATATGGTCTTCTTCCCATACAATTTCAAACTCATTATCTGGACCTAATGGAAGTTCTTCATTAATAACAAATTTATGTCGTCTTTCTAATACGTCCTTTTCCATAATAACATCTTCATACCGCTTTGAAATAAAATCACCTTGGTATCGTGGGAATGAAAGAAGAACAACTTTACCAAGATCTGGGAAACGAGAATCTACAGTACCACGAAATGCTTTATATATATTGTCTGCAGTTTTACCCTGATCATTTCCAGTTCCAACCTCAGTAGCAAATCCAGAAATTTCATCAAGGACTGCCATAAATAAGTTAAGACCTTCGTGTGATTCACGCTCTGAGTGTCCAGAATAAACTGTAATAGATTTATCAAATCCTATTGAGTTTACTTTTGGATCATATTTTCCAGCAAACCAAGGAGACTTTTCTATCTTATTTTTAAATCCTTTGAAGAAAACATTCTTTGCCTGTTCAGCATTAATAGCAATATTAATGATGTCTATGGCATCTCCTCCTGGCTTTCCGAAATATCTGGCAGGATCTTTAAGACATAGTAGTTTATAAACAACGTAAGCACAAGCAACGGTAGAAGTATGGTCTTTACCACTACCCTTGCCAAGCTGCAAGATGATTTCATTTTTTGTATATTTATCAAAATGCCTTGCTCCCTTATCTGTCCCCATTAAATTTTGCAAATCTTCTTTTCGATAGATTTGACTCATTGCCTCTACTATTTCATATTGTATAGCAGAAAGTGGTGGCTGTCCCAAATAATCCAATGATTCAACAAATGTTTTTACATCTACTGGTTTTTCCTCAAAATGGTTATCCTGTAAAGCCTCAAGAAAATCATTGAACATCGTGGACAATCGTAATCACTTCGCCCTCTTTGGCTATCATAGAAAGCCTTTCCATAATAAGATCTCTTACCTCTGGATGAGAAGAGGCAATATCTCTAAGGATACCAACAAGAACTTCTTGTCTTTTTTCTATTTCAACCATCTCTTCAGCAAGTTCTTTATTTTCAAGCAAACCAGCCTTTTGAAGCATATCAATTCTTCATGTGCATCAGCACCGACAAGGGCTTCTTTTGCTCTTGTACGAATGGCGGTATTGTCTGATGCCATTCTTTTCCATTCATCAAGATGAGCGACAACACGAGTACGTGGCATAGCAAGATCTTTAGATATTCTAGTAGGATCGTTACCCTTAAGATATTCTTCTACAACACGATTTACCTCATCAAGGTGTTTAACTAAATCTATTTCAGTGCTTGTCATTAATGCCTTCTAGTCTTTTAATTTCATCTTGAATATAAAAGATTGCCTTTTTAAGATCTTCTATCTGCGTGTCTTCATTTTTTAATCCAGCTCTCCACAAATACTTAAATGCATTGCCAACATTAAAATTACGATGTCTAGTAATTTGGATACATTCAACTCCAGATGGATCAGATGTATAATGTGCAGGATGATTTACCTGATCTACAACAATCTTAAACTTTTCTGTCATCGTTTTGACTTCCTCAATCCAAATTTTGCAAGGTAAACATAGATAGTTTCTAGGCTTGCCCCACACTCCTTTGCTATTTCTTGTGGAGTCTTTTTATCCATAACATATCGTTTACGAAGCCAAGACTCGCTTGTATATAGTTTAGCACTCATAATATTATTTGTCAACTGCCTTTCCCCAATTGTTAATAGCCCAATGACCTATTGCACAAGCATCTGCAACATCGTTATCATCTATAACTTTATTATAGTTTATTTCAATAAACTTAGAAGTTCTTTGTTTTCTGATATTTCTTTCATAAGACTTTAGCCAAGATACAGATTTCCCTGGATTTTGAGACTGTATCATTATCTTTTCTTCATTGCTTAATTTTTTATTGCCTATATAGTTTTGCCAAGTTATTGGCGATACCCTTCCAAAAACTTTAACACCAGAGGTAGCCACTGCTCCTAAGATGGCTCCTTGGACCAAGGCAAGGTCAGCAGCAGTCTTTGGACTGTTCATAAATACCGTATGCTCTATTACTAGTGCATCAATGTTTATAAAACCATCAAAATATGCTTTTGTTTTTCTAGCAGCATCTGCTACCTTTTGATAAATATCTGATCCAGCAAAATTAATTTTTCCATATTCAGATAGCTCTTTATCAACAAAGATTGCATAGGCCAAACTGCTTGTGCTAGCATCAATAGCACAGATTCTATTTGGGCTTTCGTCTATCTTCATATTCATGCATCAGGTCCTTAATTTCTTTTATTTTTTTATTTACTTGTTTAGAATTAATACTACAGGCATTACACATTTTATCGTCATTATATAAAGATAACTTGGTGCCGCACCCACCAGCGCAAAGCCTTATTTTTTCTTTGCGCTTTCTCCTTCTTAATACTTTATGTCGTTCTACAATTTTTTGTTTTGTAGATTCATCTCTACACTCTGGAGAGCAATATATTTGATATGATACCGATGGCTTAAATGCCTTATCGCACCAGTTACATTGTTTCACTCAATTCCTCCAGAGATGCTATTTTAATATCTCCCACCTCTGCTATTGCACATTCTTTTTGCAATGGACAGGTTTTACAGATCTTAGAATTAGATCTATAGTTTTTCTTAGGAATTGTTTTATTTTCCCAAGCTTTACGAACCTCCCTCATCCAATTAAATGCATAATCTACCCACTTTATATAACCCTCAGTTACTTCAACTGGAAAGATCAAAAGCTCATGATTATTTTTATTCTCATAAATCATTACTGCTTTTGCTTTTTTTAAAATCTTCATGTATATTAAAAGTTGAATCATGTGACCCTTTTTAGGTTTGCCACGAGTTTTAAAAAATTCAAATGTATCGCTTGGCATAGTCTTAATTTCTCCAAGCAAACTTTCTCCCATCCAATCAAGCATGACGTCGCCATAGCCAAAAATTGGTGGGTCTTCAGACGTTATCTTAAATTCTGAGTCTTGTAATATTCCAGCATCAGACATTGCCTTTTGAATTCTTTCATGAGAAAGGGTTCCGCTTGTCATATTTGCAACACCATAAGCATCTGAGTTATCTTCAAATGTTCCACCAGTAAATGCTAGATACCAATACCGTGGACATTCTCCATGAGAATAAGCAATTGTAGATGGTGCAAATGTCTTCTTTTGTTGATGTTTTGGACCTCTATTTACAGTATACCCAGATTCAATCTTTTTAATTAGTTCATCTGTATCTACAATAGTGCTTTTGGCAGCAGGTTTCATCATTACCTGCTTTAATAAGTTTGTTGCCATTATATCTCTTTTCTTTTAATTAATTATACCAGTTACCTGGTAATATACTTCAGAGCTGACACCAAACTATTAATAGCTTCGGCTGCCGTGTAATAAATATTCTTCTTTCCCCTATCAGACTTATCAACATTTGTCATCCATGTAGCTTTGAAAGACATCTTTGCTGCAATAGCTTGTAGCCTTACAATTTCAAGGGTAGCAACGTTCATTGGAATATCTGGCTTAATAATGAGTTTTGCAATCATGGTCAGGGCCACAGTAAGCTCTTCATCGTTCATATATTCTGCTATTTCGGAAAGTCCATTGACCATCTCCAAAGTAGTGCCAGATTGTTCAGTATTATTATTTTCCATAGTCTTCTCCAAGTATCTCTTCAAGCACTTCTACCTCAATTATACCAAGCCTTGTCTTTACGCCATTTTCTCCTAGAATTACAATAATGATTGGATCATTTCCGTTTCTTATTGCATCAGTAGTAGCCTTAGCCCACACATCTTTATTTAATGTAAATGATTTTGAGTTTTCCTTAAAATCTACAGTAAATCTATCCCAGGAAGCATCACCCTTTTTAGTATTTCTACCAGAATTTTTATGTTGCTTAGCGCCAAGTCTTTTACTTTCAGATCTTTCGCTCATAGTCCTTTTTCTTTTTATATCCTACAACATAAAGTTGAGATCTAGATAAATGTTTTTTACTACACATGCAAGTTGATTGGCCAGTATTTGGATAAACTCTTATTGACTTTACCTCTTCCCCGCATGTTCTGCAAGGGAACTGTCCATAATATATAGTGTAATTATTTCCCGACATTTAAAACCTTAGACTTTATGGATTCTTGCAAATCTAAATCTTCACGAACTCTTGCAATAAATCCGTCACGACCTTGTACCTTTGTACCATCTTCAAGCTGATACCAAGCGCCAGTTCTATTTACAATACCCATCATTTCTGCTGTATCAACAAGATCGCCAATGCTATCAATACCCACAGAATCTCCCCTAAAATAAAAGTCATACTCGCCAGACTGAAAAGCAGGAGAGGTTTTAGAAAACTGTAAATCCCATCGTACCTTACGACCAGTTTTCTCTTCAATAATCTTGTCCCCCACCTCAAGTTTACCCTTAATTGCTTGATTATCTGACTCTGAAGAGAATAGTTTAATAACCGTCGAAGAGTAGAATTTAGTAGCTTGACCACCGCTAGGCTGCTGGCTAGTATACATAGCACTAATATTATTACGAGATTGAGAAATAAGAACAAGCATAGTAGGCTTAACTTTATTGTTTGCGTAATTAAGCATTTTCCATGCGTTGCTAAAATCCCTAGATTCTGCACCAATCTGTTTCGTATTCTCAAGCTGTTTAAGTTCATCAGAGTCCTTTTCAAAATAAACTGCAGGCAGCAGCGATGTGATACTGTCTACTACTATTATATCAACACCAGCTTCCATTAGGCCTACCGCAACATCTACCATATCATTGATAGTCCTTGCTTGTGAATATATCAACTTAGATGTATCAACACCTAGCCTGTGAGCCCAGTCTTCAGAATATGACATTTCTGCATCAATCCATGCACAAAGCTTGCCTTCTTGTTGAGCTAAAGCTATCATTTGTAAACAAAATGATGACTTAGCGCTAGACTTGCTGCCCCAAATTAAAATCTGTCTACCATATGGTAACCCACCATTTAGAGCTCTATTCAAACCAAAACTTGGGGTTTGTTGA